AATCCAATTTGACTAAGTTGAACTAATGCTTGTCCACGCATCTCATCTACATATGTGTATCCACGCCAGTTCCCTCGCATACTGTAACGTTCGCATAACTTAATATACATTCCGCCTAGTTGGTTTGTTGTTCCGCCATGTGTAGTGTTAAAATAACCATTATCTAATCCACCTTCCCAATGACTACGTGCAACTTCTTTCAGTTCGCCGTTTACATAAGCATAATGCTTGAATGGAGGGAAGTTACATTTACTATGCAAGTCTGCCTCTGTTTTGGGTTTGTTTTTACGATTCTCTAATGGAACGTGATCAAATGTCATTACCCGGATAACAATATCTGTATCTAGTATTGTATCTACTTCAACTAAGAAATCTGCAACACGCGGTTTAGTCTTCTTACCTGTTAATCCTTTTTCCCAACGTTTTACTTCGGCTTCGTGTGCTTGTTTTTGTAAACGTGTTGCACGTGATTGTTTTGCTTCAGCTACTGCATCAGGTGTAATATCTTCAAATGTTTCAACGATCAAATCATAATCTGCATACTGATCGTCATTCACATAACAATAGGACATCTTAGATTTATGTATCTCTTTTAACAACTCTTTGTTTGTTAAGTAAAATTGTCTTGGTGCTCTTGCCATAATTTATTCCTCTGTTGAATACTATTATAACTGAATGCGTGTAAAAGTCAACCGGTTTTTGTAAGTCATAAATACTAATGGAGAATAGATATGATTATTAACGAAATTATACAAATTAGAGAAGATGTAGGTAGCATTGCAGTATTTTACGGTGGTCGTTTCCAACCTATGCACCAAGGACACCGAGATGTATATCAACATCTAGTAGGTAAGTTTGGTGCGGATAACGTATTTATCGCTACAACATTTAGTCAAAAAGCTACAAAGGCACATGCTGCGGGCAACTACAGTGATGATCCATTTACATTTGATGAAAAGAAAAGTATCATGTCTACAATGTTTGGCATACCAGCAGATAAGATTGTGAACAGCAATCCATACAGAAGTGAACCATCTACAGTGGGCAGAGATAACAACACAACAGGTATTGTGTTGGTGTTTGGTGCCAAAGATGCAGGACGCTTGGGTGGATCAGCAAATGTTCAAAAACTGCCAGACAACCTAAAAGATGTAAAGCCTCAAAGCGAAATGATATATTATTATGAAGCACCACTAATGCAAGGTGGAATGAGTGCAAGTGATTTCCGTGCAGCAATGGCAAGTAATGCCACACCAGAAGCAAAACAAAAAGAATTTACAAAGTTCTTTGGAAAGTTTGATGAGAAAATATTTAAGTTCATCGAGGAGAGGCTAACACAATGAATAGATCAGGAATACAAAATAGTAGCAAACGAGATGGCAACAACCATTCGGATGTAACCGGTGTAGTTTCATTATTAATAAAACCAAATAATCCATTTCCATTGGAAGGAACATTATCGCCTTTAGCTGCAGACCACGGATTGGTATTTCCATATACTCCAACATTGCAAGTTGGACACTCGGCTAATTATGGAACATATGAAATTACACATACAATATATCAGCCGCAATATTATATATCAACACCAAATCCTAGTATAAACATTACAGCAAACTTTACAGCAAATAGTATTTCAGAAGCAAAACATACGGCAGCAGCAATACAATTTTTAAAAACATGCACAAAATCAGACTTTGGTGAAAACAGACTTACAACAGCAGGCACACCACCGCCAATACTAAGCCTAAGAGCTTATGGCGGATCATCACTTCATGCTCAAAATACACCAGTAATAGTTAGAAGTTTGAACTATACAATGCCAGAAGATGTTAACTATGTTGAAACAGAATACGGAGCAATTCCTACAATGTTACTATTATCAGTTGACCTATCAGTTCAACTTTCGCCAAAATCAGTTAGAAAAGGATTTGACATAGGTAAATTTGCACAAGGTAACATGCTTGGTGGAGGATTTATCTAATGGCAGAATATCGAAGAGATAGTTTGTATAGAAATACTGATATAGAGAATAAGCAGTATCTTGGCATATGGGAACCAACAGTTACTGAAATTTCATCACTTACTACTCAGCCATATACAATAGAGAACAAGTATCATCAACGACCAGACACATTAGCAGACATGTTATATGGTAACGCTAAACTTTGGTGGGTATTTGCAACAATAAATCAAGATATATTAAATGATCCCATCACTGATTTTGAGGCAGGATTAACTATTCAAGTTCCATTAAGGTTTACATAATGTTAAAAGATAATTGGCTTAATACAGTCTCATCAGGGGGTTATAAGTTTACATTTATGATCGTAGACAAAGATATTTGGAATGACGCAACCAAAGGATCTTTTAACAAAGAACAAACAATTGCACAAGGCAAAGGAATTATTGTTGCCGAAGATGGAGTTGAAAGTGCGTATTCTGTTCAGAATGTAAACATAATGACACGCCAAGGCGCAATATCAAATGGTTATTCTAAAGCTACCTTAGTTCATTTTGATATAATGGAACCTCTTGGATTTGGATTTTTAGAAAGAACATTAACAGTATCAAGGAGGCTTGGAAATCCTCAAAATTTTAAATCAGTTAACTGGGTATTATTATTAGATTTTATAGGAAGAGATCCAGTCACTGGTGCAAGTAGAAAACGAGAAGGCACATTTGTTTATGCACTAACATTAAAAGATATTACTGCAACAATAGGTGAAGCTGGAGCAAAATACTTTTGTGAATTCAATAATATGGACACAGAGGCTAAACTTAATACAGTTACTGAAACTGACGTGACAGTTAAAAATGTAACCACAGTAAAAACATTCGCTGAAAATTTAGAAACAGCATTAAATAAAAATGCATCAGCTATACGACCAGACTCAACAGTTGCCGGGCCAGCAGGACGAATGGTGCAGACTGAAGTTGAATATAAAGTTGTGCTCGGCTCATCAATGACCACACAAGCACAAGACTATTTTAGATTACCAAGTTTTAATTTAAGTGAAGCACCTTGGGGCGGAACTGCTGATACTTCAACGTCTGGCGCTCAAAGTGAATCACTTGAAGCGTTAGGTATAAGAGAAATAACAATCAATAACAATACACAATTATGTGCAAGAATACGTGAGCTTATTGCCGAGGTTCCAAGTTATGCAGAACATAATTTAAGGGCACAGAAAAATGGAATTACATACGATGTCACTGTTACATCAACTATGGAACTAATTGGAGAACAAGATACAACTCTTAATTTACAGCGTAAACGAGTTACACTACACATAGGTATTAAAACAGAAGCTACACAAATTCCACCAGACAAAGTTAGCATTTCACAACTAAGAAATAAAAAAGGCACACAAACAGAAAGATTCAATGAACTTATTTTTCCTAATCTTGTTAAAAAATATACATATCAATATACGGGTGAAAACACAGAAGTAATGGATATTGATTTAAACCTTAACCAATATTTTTATAATGCATTAGCACCGCAAGCCGGAGTTTATTATGCAGATAATCATAGTATGTTTGAAGCAAACATAGTAAATGTAGATGCTCTAGATGATCCAGAATCGTTAGACGCTAACATTACAGAAACTGGAACTCCACTTTCTACTAGATTTTTAAGTGACATACCATTAACAAAATACAACATTGAACAAAGTCCAATATTCAGAGTGCAACCAGTTGGTCCACATGGACAACAAGTGAATGAAACAACAACTGCAGATGCGATTGCAAATTTATCATTACTTGATCACGCAGCAAGAACACGTGATGCAGCAGAATTAACACTAGAAGTAAGAGGCGACCCTATATTTTTAGGCAGAGATGGGTATGATCTTTTTACCACACAAGATGGAACTAATGCACCTAGGACAGTATATATGGCATTTGTAAACTTTACACCTAATCCTGAAGATTTGTTGAACAAGCAAAGAAAAGGCCCAGTTGACATGATAAGTACAGGTATATATAGAATTCATGAAGTTAACAGTAAATTTCAACAAGGAAGTTTTACACAAACAGTAAAAACATATAGAGATGCAAATAGTAATACGTATTTCTTACTTGATCAATTAATAGAATTAAAGGTAGATTAAAATGGGAGTATCAGCAGGTTCAGGTTTTCAAACAGATGGCAACAAAGTAGCCAAACGTGCTTATGCACAAGGATCATACAATAGTAATATTCTTAATGGTTTATATGTTGGTGAAGTAACAAATAATAGTGATGCACAACACAACGGTAGACTTACTGTTAAAATTCCAGAATTTGGAGCCGACTCAGAACGCATTGTATTGCTAACTACTCCATTTGGTGGCAACACAGAAATTAAAACTCAAATTAAAAATCCACACATTGAAGAAGGGTCAGCTACTACATACGGTATGTGGCCACAGCCACCTGAAGTAGGATCAAATATTTTAGTGGGATACACAGGATCAATGGCACAAGGATTTTTCTTAGGTTATCTTCCACCCAAAGATAGAAATGCAAACATGGGAGGTAATGCTGCCAGTGAGGCATATTTTGAAGGCGATATCATATTATCTCAAACTACAGAAAAAAATAGTCTAGATAATGTTGATCCAGTAACAAAAGCAGCAAAAATTAAACAACTTAATCAGTTAATTGAATCTGGTCTTATATTAGACTACGCCAGAGGACAAAGCCAAAGTAGTGCAAGAAGAGAATCGCCAAGTAAGGTATTTGGCATTACAACACGTCAAGGACATACAATTAGTATGGACGACCACGAAGAAAATGATAATATTAGAATTAGAACCAGTGGCGGTAATCAGATTTTAATGGACGATACTAGTGGATTTATATTCATTAGTAATAACAAAGGTAATGCATGGATAGAAATGGATGCAGAAGGTCGTGTTGACGTTTACAGTAAAGGTGGTGTCAGCATAGCAACAGATGGAGATTATAATGTTCATGCAAAAGGATCCATTAACATGCAAGCAGATCAGGGAGTTAATATTAAAAGCACCGGTTCAGAAGGTCTTAAATTAGAAAGCAGTGTTGGCTCAATTGATGTGCATAGTAATCTTGATATTAACAATAACGCTGATGGAAGTATCAATATAACCGCTGGTCCAAGTTATATTTTAAAAGCAGACCTTGTAGAGATTAATGGACCACAACCTGGTGAAACAAGTAAGGCAGCAGTTCAGGCACAAACAGTAAACACAAATGTAACTGAAAGTATTAGTAGCAGAGTTCCAGAACATCACCCATGGAAAGGTGTATCAATACGAGAAAAAATGGAAACAGGTAAAGGAAATTCAGGCTAATGGCAATATATACTTTACCTAATACAATAGCAAAAGAAGATTTACTACCGTTTGATTTATTTCCGATTAGTAATAATACATTAGCTAAAACAACAGTTCCTATTAGAAATTTGGAGACTAGTCCAGCGATGATTAACTTAATGTTAAGAAATATTGGCTGGAGTGGATTTGCATACACAGATGTTGACAACATTGTAAAAATAGGATATAATCTAACAGATGGTGTTGACAGTTTGGGATTAACCGAAGCAGATGCATTTGATAAATGGATTAAACATTTTAAAGACGCCGAACGAAGATTCAAAGAAATATTTGTATTAGATTCACTTAGCCAGAGTCAGTATGATGGTATGGTAAGTATGTATTATTTTACAGGCGACTGGACCAGAGTTGGATCAGAACAAAGAACATTTCAGTTATATGATTATGTAAAAAATAGACAATGGGACTATGTAGCAACTGCAATGACTAATAGCGGAGTTAATCGTAGTCAACGACAATTAGAAGCAAAAGTTATTATGCTTGCAGACTATGGAATAGCAAAAGATAGATCGCTAATCAAAAGGCAAGGTATACAAGACATAGCAAATAAGTATCCAACAAGAATGATGAACGATAAAAGTAGATTGCAAGCAGAATATGTATACTATGCTGAAACAAAAAGGTTCTTGCCAAACATGGCAGAATCGCGACAACGGATATTATCATCGCAACTTAATAGGTAAAGGAATCCAACAATGCATGCTAGTGTATTACTTTTAAACGCAGATGCAAGACCTTTAAGTTTACACCCGCTGAGCACTGTAAGTTGGCAGACTGCCATTAAAGCAATGTGGAGTAGTAAAGTTCGAGTAGTTAAAAATTACGAAGGTAAATTTTTACATACGCCAACTACAGCCATACCGTTGCCTAGTGTTATTATGATGAACACATATCATAAAAATCCAAGCAAAGCAAAATACACACGCAAGAATGTATATCTGCGTGATCATTACTGTTGCCAATACTGTGGTAATTTATTTTACTATAACGAACTTACAATAGATCATGTTGTTCCAAAATCAAAAGGTGGAAGACTAACATGGGAAAATACAGTTACAGCATGTGGTCCTTGTAATGTAAAGAAGGCTGACAAACTATATCCCAAACCAATAAAAGAACCAGTTAGGCCTAGTTGGTATCAAATAAATGGCGCAAGTAAGCTACATAATTTGCATATTCCTGATGCTGCATGGCAATATTATTTAGATTGGCCGGAGGATAAACTTCATATCGCAGAAAACGTTACAATTGTATAATCATTATATTAGCCGATAATGAATTAGATAAATACTTGTATGAACAATATAGTAGGCTACACAACAATAAATCAACAAAACGGAAGTTTAAGACTAGATGGTCTCGAACTTGCTAAACGCGACTTGATAAACCATTTTCATATCCGTAAAGGCGAGAAATGGACAGACCCAGATTTCGGAAGCAACCTACTTGAATATGTGTTCCAACCACTGGATGATTTTACAACAGATGCAATAAACGAAGAAGTAAATGATATCGTATCATATGATCCACGCTTTGAATTAGATAGACAAAGTATTGTTGTTGATCAAGATACTCATTCAGTTACAGTAACGGTCAAATTATTATATCTACCAACAACAACTGCAACAGACTTGCAGATTAAATTTGACAGTGATTTCACAGAACAGGCAGAGTTTTAATTATGGCACAAAATATTAGACAATCAAAACTTTTTGCAGCTGAAGACTATATAGCAGTATACGAATCATATATCAATGCTAACTTACAAGCATATGATTATGACACTATTCGCACAGCAATGGTTGAGTATGTAAGAAGCACATATCCAGAGAACTACAACGACTGGATCGAAAGTTCAGAGTTTGTTGCACTACTTGACGTAGTAGCACAAATGGGACACAACTTAGCATTTAGGGTTGACTTAAACTCACGTAACAACTTCTTAAGCACAGCTGAAAGACAAGACAGTGTTTTTAAACTAGCAGAATTCATTGGCTATACACCAAGACGTAACGTGCCAGCATTTGGTGAAATGAAAGTAGTTAGTGTGAAAACAAATGAGTCTGTAATTGGTAGTGCAGGAACCAGCTTAGGCGGACAAGATATTAAATTTGAATCAACAAGTAATGTAAATAACTTGGATGATTTTATTGCCGTAATGAATAGTGTATTACAATTTGGTAATCAATTTGGTAGCCCTAAAAAACAAACAACAGTAAATAATATTACACAACAGTTTTATGAATTAAACAACAATGCAAATCAAATCAAGTTTGACGTAACTGGTATTGCAAATGGTAAATCATCTATATTTAATATTGTAAGTGTAGATTACGCAGACAACATTGTATACGAAAAATCTCCTAATCCTAGTAATGCATTTGGATTGTATTATAAAAATAGTGGGCTAGGTTTATCAAACAAAGATACAGGTTTCTTCTTTGGAATAAAAGAAGGAACACTAGCATTCCAAGATATTCAGATTACAGAAGCAATTGATAATCAGACTATTGATATTAATGTAGATCATATTAACAACAGTGACGTATGGGTGCAAACAATTACATCAACAGGTGATGTTGTTAAAGATTGGACTAATGTAAAAAATGTGGATGCGTATGCAAACACATCATACAATGGAGTAATGGCTGCAACTAGAGATATATACTCAGTTAAGACACGCAAAGACAATCAAATATCAATTAACTTTGCAGACCAAACATTTGGTAATGCACCAAAGGGAATTATACGTGTTTGGTATCGTGTAAGTAAAAACGAGTCTTATGTAGTTAGACCAGACGATTTATCAAACAAAAACATTACAGTTCAATACAAAGGCATTGATGGTAATTCTTATACTGCAACATTTACGTTGCAATTAAAAACAAGCATTACAAACGGAAGCAGTGCTGAGTCATTAGATAGTATTAAACAAAATGCTCCAATGGCATATGCAAGCCAGAACAGATTAGTCACAGCAGACGATTATAATACAATAATTGGATATCAAACATCAAGTGTTGTAAAAGTTAAAAGCATTAACAGAACATTTAGTGGACATAGTAGATAT